GCGAGTACATCATAGCGGCCTGCGTTCAGCACCTTGACCAAGCGGTCGCGGATTTCTTGCTTTTGTACCGATTTCTCAAAACGCTCGCGCAGGCTTTCTTTGTCCTTGATGACTTTCTTGATATCGAAAGACACCGTCTTTGTCTGGCGATCCAGTGCCGCAGGGCCATCACTCGGGCCGCTGGTGAATGCCTGTGTGCGATTGGCGAGTTGAACGCATGCAAGGCGCGCGTAAGCCCTCACGAGCTCGCGCACCGAACGACCGCTGACCTGCTGGTATTTCTCCAGCATGTCCTCGATGTCAGTCGTGTAAGCCGTCATTCCCATGGTTCAAATTTTGGAAGGCATCTTCAATCAGTTGCAGCGAGTCAAATTCGGAAACTGCCTTGTTTCGCGACCAGATTCGCGGCCGGTTGTGGGCGTAGTCCTCGGCATGGAGGATCTGCAAGCCTGCCGCGAACGGCAGGTCTTCCATGATCTCGCGGTAGCCCCAGCCAGTGATCGAGGCGATGCGCCAGGCATAGCCCGCGAGCCAGCCGGGGTTGTTCAGTTTCCCGAGGATGCGGTGGCGTCTTGATGCTCGCTTGAGCTTGCAAACCATTCCTCAATGCGCGTGTTCATCATCGAAACGAGTTCTTTGATGTCTGCCGAGGTCGGGTCGTTTTTGTCCATCCAGCGGTCGACGGCTTCGATGAAGGTGTCATGATCGTTGATCACCTTGCGGATCTCGACGCGGGGTGCCTCGTGGATGTAGGCGAAAGCGCAGGCGCGCCACAGAATGTCCATCTCTGGTTGCAACACTTTGTTGCGCTGCATCCAGCTCACCTCGGTGGCGGCAGTGGTGCGCAGCTCCCAGCGCGCGGCCTTTGCCGGTCCGCTGGTCATGCCCTGCTCACGCAGGATTTCGTCGTCTTTTACTAGTTCGATTTTGGTATTTTTAGGCATGGTATTTCGGGGTGGTTTCAGAGAAGGGCGGCGAACTTTTTCCTCGTCTCTTCGGAGGCGGTTTCGCGGATGGCGATGCGGCGGCCATTGCGCTCGATGACGACATCGCGCGGCGTGTTGCGGATCAGGTCGATGAGCTCGTCGCGGTTGTCCGCGTAGGCCCGCATGTAGTTGAGCGGGTGCTCTGGATTGCTCTCGGCGAAGAACTCACTGCGCTTGGTGAAGTTCTGGAAATGCTCGAAGGCGCTCTGCCCGTTGTCCGGGTGCGAGGCCTTGAACCAGAAGACAGTGGTCTCGTTGCCGTCGCTGCGGACTTGCCGCGTGACGGGTGCTTCGTTGAGCTCGAAACCAAGGGTGACGAGGGCGGTGGCGAGCTTGAGATTGCTCGTGTGAAACAGTTCAATTTGGTCCATAATTTGTAAAAAAAGAGCTCCCTATTTTGGCCGGGGAGCTGTCGGCTTTGAGCAGTGAGAGGGCTGCGGTTAGACCGGAGCGGTCATGGTGTTCGCGTACTGCGTTGCGCTCACCGAGATGGTCTTGAACTCACCGGCGCTGGACTTCTCCTGCACCGAGTTGACGATCACCGTGCCGTCGGCGAGGCCGTACTTGTCGATGTCGTTGGACAGCGTGAGCAGGTTGCCGACTTGCATGGTCGCGCTGCCGTTGAGCGTGCCTTCAAGGGTGATCTCGGCTTGCTTGCCGGTGATGGCGACGGCGACAACTTCACCTTCCGCGTCACGAAGTTCGGACTTGTTGGCGGTGACATTGCGCGAAAACGAGCTGAGCAAGATGCCGGTCTCGTTGGTGATACCGAACTCCACAGAAGAGACGGACGATGCTTTGTAGATGGTGGCTGGCATGGGATGTGGGGGTCTCCACATCCGCGCGTGTCAAATCGCGCTGCGCTTACAGCTCGACCATGCCGAGCGTGAGGTTGACCTGCGATAGCCAGCGGTCATTGCTCTGCGACTCGTTCCAAGTGTTGATCGACGCACCGGCACAGGTGATGCCGACGGGGAAAAAGTTGGCCATCGTCTCGGCGTCGTTGAGTGTGCCGCGCAGGCTGGTCACAAGGTTGCGGTGATCGGTGAGCGCATCGGCCATGACTGAGGGCGTGCTGACGATCAGCCGCACGCTGGCGACATAGAGCGTCGGTGCTGGGGTGTTGATGTCTTCGCACGCGACCATGATGAGCGGCTCGTCGTTGGGGATCTCGTCGTCGCTCTGACCGCAGTGGATGGCGATGCCTTCGAAGGCCTCGAGGTTGGCGAGCCAGTCGCGAACGGATTGTTCGATCTGCAAATTCATAGGGGCGAAACGGAGCCGGGTTGGATGGTCACGACATGCTCGCCCAGTGTGCTGATCGGGTCGCGGGTCTCAGTGATGGTGTACTTGCGGCCATTGAATTTGATCTGCTCGCCGCGCGTGGGCGCGCTGGTCAAAGTGGAGGCGAGAAAGCGCACGGTGTACTCGCCGCCTTGGGCATTGCCGCCGAGCTCGAGCGAGAGTGATAGACGAACCGACGAGATGATCACCTTGATGTCGGCATTGCGGAACCGAACCGTGACGCCGTGTGCCTCGTTTTGAACTGCCGCCGATTTGAGGCGGAAGGTATTGATCGCGGCAGGGGTCATTCTGAATGCGTGTGCATGTCAAAAAAAACCGCCACTGGGGCTTGAACCCAGTGACGGTAGGTTTGCTACAACCGAACGAGAACCTTTGGACTAACCTCAGGCAGCGGACTTGATGATCGCCATCGTGCCGTCGGTGATACCAGCGGCGGCGCCGAACATCACTTCGAGCGAAGCGTTGACTTGGCGGTTGGCGGTCGAGCCCCAGACATTGTACTGAACGCTCAGACCAAGTTGGTCGAGGGTCACGATGTCGGAGACGGCGAACTGAGCGCGAACTGCGTCGTCGATCGCAGGAGCAGCGGCGGCCATCACGAGAGCTTCCGGCGCGCAGCCGAAGCCGATCATGTTGGTCTCACCACTGAACTGCGTCGCGTAGTGAACGCCGTTGTCGAAGCCGTAGGCACCTTGACCAAGGCTGAGGCCGGTGGTCGAAGTTGGGATCAGCTGCGAGTAGATGGTGGGGTTGACGACAAGGCCTTTGCGTGGCGACTTGCTGACAGCGGCCCAGACCTTGGCGATGTCGCCGGAGGTTGGGGTGATGCCAGTGGCAGCCTTAGTCACAGCAGCGGCACCGAAGTTGGCAACGGTGATCGGCGCAGTGGCGAGAGCCCAAATCTTGTCGGCGAGTGCGTCGAGCGAGATGCGGATCAGGCGCTCAAGGCGATGACCCGAAGCAAGCTCCGAAGCAGTGATCGCGAAAGGTTGGAAGATGTGGTCGAGAGTCACCGAAGCTTTGCCCACGGTGGCGCTGCCGCCGGGCTCAAAGTTGGTCGGGTTGACGACAGTTGCGCCAGTCGCAGTGACGAGCGGAACTTGAACGGTGTCCTTCGCTTTCTTCACATCCGAGCTGAAGTCGGAAGCGAAAAGGTTGAGGGCGGAGAGGCGGTTCGCGAGAACCGTTTGAGCTTGTTGCGCGATGGAATCGGCAACAAGAGCGGAGTCGAATGTGTTAGGCATTGCGGTGGGGGTGGTGGGGTTGGTTTGGTTCTCGTTGGCTTACGCCTTCGAAAGTTTTTGGCGGTGGCTCCAGATGGCGGCCTTGTGCTTCTCGAAGAGGGCGGAGGCGGCTTTGCGATCGCCTGACTCGACGGCGGCGAGGTACTCGGCGACGGGGTCGCTGGCCTCGGGTGCGGAGTTCTCGATCACTGGCACGACGCGCGCGGCGGCGAGGCCAAGCGAACGCTCGAGGTTCGCGAGTGCAGTGCGCTCGGCATCGAGCTCGGCTTTGACTGTGGTGAGTTCGCTCTCGGCTTTTTCAGCGCGGGCGAGCACGGCGTTGTACTTCGCGACGATCGCGTCGGCGTGTGGCACGGATGCGACCGGCACTTCCGGCGCAGGTGCTTCTTCTTCGGGTTGAACTTCTTCTTCGGCGGCTTCGGGAGCGGCTTCGATGATCTCTGCGAGAGATGCGGAAGGAGTGGCTTCGGCGGCCTGCTCTTCAGCGGCCTGCTCTTCGGTGGCTTCGATCACGACCTCTTCGTCGATCTCGGCAGCGGCTTCGAGTTGTGGGTCCATATCCACGGACCGCGCTGTCAAATCGGACGGCGCATTGCGGAACTTCGCGAGGCGCGAGAACTTGTTGGTGCTGGCGGCGAGCGCGAGTGAGTCGGTGACTTCGTCGACAAAGCCTGCGGCTTGTGCTTCGGTAGCCGTGAACCATGTCTCGGCATCCATCCATGCGGCGATCTGCTCTGGCTCTTGACCGCTCTTCGCCGAATAGGCGGCGATCATGCCTTCGCGGATTTTCTCAAGCAACGCGGCTTGATCCCGCATCTCCTCGGCATCGCCCATCGCGACGCCCCACGGGTTGTGGATCATGTAGAATCCATTCGCGGCCATCTTGACCGGCGCGCCTGCGAGGCTGATCACCGTGGCCATCGACGCGGCCAGTCCTTCGATCTCGACGGTGACGCCGCCGGGGTGACGCTTCAGCGCGTTGAAGATCGCGTTGCCATCGAAGACCTCGCCGCCGGGGCTGTGGATCTTGAGAACGATCTCGTGGTCGGCAGGGACGCGCTTGAGATCGGTGATGAACTGCTTGGCAGATACGCCGTAATAACCGATCTCGTCGAAGATGGAGATTTCGGTTTGGCGAACTTCAGCGCGGGCAGATAGGGCATACCAGGTCTTCACGCCGCAGCGGGCGTGTCAAAATTTCAGAGGCTGCCGTCTTGGCTTGGGAAAACCTCACCAACCTCGAGGCCAAGCGCGTCGCATTTCGCTTTGCGGCGGAGGTAGGTTTGCAGGATGTCGTCTTCCTCGGCTTCGGCATCGAGGCCGTGCAGGTTGCAGTAGCGCTCCCATGACATGTAGCCCTTGTCCATCAAGTCGCTGTACAGGCGGCCATCGCGGCCGTTGTCGACGGTGATTTTCTTCGGCGGGATGAACTCGCACCTCCACCAATCGTCGCCGGGGTATGGCAAGCGACCGGCTTGAATTTCTTGATACAGCCAGAACTTCCAGAACGGACGGCAGAACTGATCGACCAGCATTTGCTGGAGACGCTCGAGGAAATTCTGTGCGACCTCGAGCAATCCGCGGAACTCGGTGCCACTCGCGCCGACGAAGATCATGAGCGCTTCGGGTGGCAGGCCGATGCCGCGCGCGACCTCGGAGATCACATAGCGCACGAACGGCTCGAAGCTCTGGCCGGGGTGTTCGTTCTTGAAGCTCTGGATCGACTCGCCCGGCTTGAGCTTTGGAATGAGCGTGCCGTTGTAGAGGCGCTCGGTGCTGAGGTCATCGCCTTCGCTGGTGGCGATTTTAGCACCGAGGCCGATCTTGGCCGCTTCGTTGCTGGTGATCGAAAAGCCGATCTGCGCGCCTGCTTTGAATGCGCCCTTGGTGTAGGAGAGGATTTCCGAAAGGTCTTGCAGGTTGATCGCTGCGTTGTGCAGCCATGACGCGCCGCGTGGGTAGCCTGCGCGCCGGATGTGGCGGAAGTGGAGCATGTCCTGCGCTGGGACATCGGTGTACTTGCCGTTGGCGCGGTCGGTAATAACGCGGTAGGATAAGGGTGCGCCGAACTGGTCGAGCAGGACGCCATCGAACGAGCGGTCGGAGGAGTCGGCAGTCGATCCCACCGCCTCGCCGCCTATGAAGCGGACGCGCGCGCCGCCGCTCTGGGTGGTGAGGAACTGCGCGAAGAAGTCGCCATCGCAGGCGACTTGACGAAGGATGAGAGATTGAGCGCCGTAAAAGTTGACCTGTGAAGATGCGTCGAATGCCCATGCCTCAGCGCAGGCGCGATCTTCAAACGCGCGCTCGGCCATGCGGTTCCACTCGGCATTCGCGGTGCGGGCCTTCGGGACGATGCCGGTGCCGACGGCACGCTGGGCAAGGTGCTCGATGAGGTAGGCGGCGACGCCGACATTGTTGTACAGCCAGCGGGCTTTCTTGAGTAGCTCGAGGCGAGTCTGCGCGGGGAGCTCGCGGCGGGGTTCGACGGTGTTGAGAATGACGAGGCCGCGATTGATGGAATGCTCGGCAGCTTCAAAGGCGGCGGCCTTGGGCGTGGCGTTTTTCTTCGGGCGTCCGGCTCCGGGGCGCTTGCCACCGCGATTTGATTTTTTGATTTCGCTCACGATTGATTTCGGGGTGTCAAAATCAAAGCGGCGATGAGTAGCGTGAGCGGTCGACGATCGCGGCAAGCTGACGCTCACGGCCTCCGTCGGTGAGCAATTCTTCGATCGCTTGGAGTAGCAGCCACTTGGGGAAACTCACCTGCCCCGACGAGCTTGATCCCTCGGTGCCGATGCTGGTTATCACAACCTCCTCAGTGGCGCTGGAAAAGACGGTGTCGGCCAAGGCCTCGAGCTCTTCGTTGGTCTTGGTCCGGCGCAGGTAGGACTTCACGCCGCTGATTTTCATGGATTCGCTCACGCCGACGGGCGGGTGTCAAAATGGCATAAAAAAACCCACCGGCGTTTCCGCGTGGTGGGTGGTGGGTTTCCGAAATGATATGCAGTCCGATCAGGCGTTTTTCAAAATGTGCCACGCGATGTGGCAGAGTTTGAGCGCATCCATAAAGTGATCATCTCGGACATCCTTCCAGACATAGACTTGGCCGCTCGGCGTCTTGCGCGGGACGAGCTTTTGCCCGCTCAGTCCGGCGACGAACTCGGAGCTGACTTTCTTCGGGATCTTGAGCTCGGGCTTTTGATCCTTGATGCGGTCGATGAAGAGCTCGGTTTTTATGGCGTGGTCCACATAGGTGTAGAGCACCACGCCCGGAAAGTTGTCGATCGTGGTGCGGCTGATCCGCGTGCCGAAGGTGACATTCGCGCCCTTTGCTGGGAAATAGAATCCGCCAGACTCTTGGCAGGTGGCATAGACGCGGAAGGTCGCAAAGCCGGAGTCGATCAGACCGCACTCGGGTTTCACGATACTGCCGTTCGGTGTAGCATAGGACCGCAGTGGCGGATCGCGGAGAAGATCCTCGACGGCGAGCGTGGTGCCGTAGTCCAAGACATAGCTTGATCCATCGGCAGCGAAGGCGGTAGTGACCCAGTGCTGCTTCTCCTGGCCGACATCGGCGCAGGTGACGACATGCGCGGGTTCATCGATCGGGCAGGTGCCGACTTCGTAGGTGCCGGAAAGGCCGAGGATCTTGGCGTCGCCGATGCTGGTCTCGACCTGCTCCCACGGCAGGGCCATGGTCGAGTTGGTGAAATCTTGCAGGCCGTTGAGGGTTTCCGAATCGCGCAGGAACTTCACCGCCAGCGCGCCGAAGGTGCAGGACCGCCATGGGGCGTAGAGTGAATTGAGGTGGAATGAGCGGAAGCCTTTTTGCGCGGACTCATTGGTGCATTGCCATTTCCCCTGCTGGAGCATTTCCATCTTTTGCCCGTCATTGATCGAGCCTTTGCAGTGTTGGCATTCGTATCGCGCGGATTCTTCGACCTGCGCCATGTTCCATTTGCCGTCGACCTTGGATTCGCGGTCCCACTTCACCTGCTCCCACAAAAGCTCGATGCGTTCCGCGCAATGCGGGCATGGCAGCATGAATTTTTCCTGCGTGCCTTTGAGGTACTCTTTCCAGATCGGTCCCTCGGGCGTGGTCGGTGTGGAGGTCTTGACGCGGAGGGCGCCGACGAAACTCTTCGTTCGGTTTTCGGCAAGGTGCAGGGCGCTGGTTTCCTTGTCGGTCTCAGTGGCGAACTTGTCGACCTCGTCGAGTAGGAGAAGACCGGCGGGGCGGCTGGCGAGGTTGGCCGGTGAGTTGGACCCGACGAAGACAAGCGAGGATCGGCTGAAGTGTTGCTCGAGGGTTTTGAACTTGTGGCGATCGGCAGGCTTTTGAGCCGAGAGCGTGACGCTGTCATCGAACAGCGGCATCCATCGCGTTTCGGAAAATGATCGGGCGAGGCCTTCTGTCGGCATGACCCACACCATCGGCTGCGGCTTGTTGCAGATCCGCCATGCGGTCCCGGCTTGGATCATCGTCGTCTTTCCGGTTTGCGTTCCAAAGACCAGCACGACATCCGTGACATCGATGTCGCCGAAGCATTCGAGCGGCTCTCGCAGGTAGGGCGTCATCGAGACGGAAAATGCGCCAGGCATTTGGGTCTGACGCTCGGAGAGGATCACCTCATCACTGCACCACTGAACGACCGACCGGCGATCGATCGGCGCGTAAATCGAACGGATGTGCTCGCGCAGGGCTTCGGCGGCTGGGGTCATGCGAGGCGCTTGGGTTCTTTGCCGGTGGCGTCTGCCCATCGCTGGATCGCCACGGCGACATAGGCGGGGCTGATCTCGATAGCGCGGCATTTGCGGCCTGTATTTTCTGCACCCATTAAGGTCGAGCCACTGCCTCCGAAAGGCTCCACGCATATTCCGCCCTTGGGCAGACTTGAAAGCATTACGCGCTTCATCATCTCGACGGGTTTCGGCGTGGCGTGCCCGTGGCGTTCTTCTCCAGTGACTCGCTGGAAACGCCAGGCATCCGTCATGTTGTCGTGTGTGTTGTCGAAGTGTGCGCGTGTTGAATAAAACTCCCGCTTGAGTTCTTCGTGCTCCCGCTTGAAGGCGTCACCTTTTCCAAAGGATTGGAGTTTTTTGTAAGCCTCTTCAGTAGGAAGGCACCATTGAGATTTCGTGAAATAGTGACCTCCCATTTGATTCCCTAGAGCCGCCTTCCAATTTTTTGAGCCTCCACATTTTTCCATTTCATTAGCAAGGTATGCGCGTATCGGCTCCCACCCTTCCCAGTAGTTGTCCGCGTTGTTATTAAATCCCTGCTCGCCAAGCATAAAGAAAAGGCACCGCTCGGATACGGTTGGAAACATTCGATGATCGGCTGAGCCTATGCCTTGCCCGTGGCCTTTATCCCACACGATCTCGTTGCGCATCGTTAGGCGCTCGCTGTTTTTTAGCCCTCCGCAATACCACAGCCGCCAGAGGTCTTCAGCGTTCCCCCAGATGTAGGCGCTTGCGTTATTTTCGGCGTGTGGCCGAAAGGCTCGCCACCATGCCATTTGAAAGGCGTCTAATTCTTCGCGGTAGAGGTTGTCATTTTGCACCCCGTCTTTTTCTTTTCCCATTCCATACGGCGGGTCTGCGTGAATGAGTTGCGCCTTCTCTCCGCGCATGAGTTTCGCCACATGCTCGGGGATCGTGCTATCCCCGCACAGCAACCGATGGTCGCCAAGCTCCCAAAGTTGCCCAGTCTCGACGCCCCACTTTTCGCGGAGTTCGTCGGCTTTGTCGATCTGGGGTTCTGCGTCGGCGTCTGAGGTTTCGGCCTCGTCTTCCATTTCCATCTCGGCAATGTCTTCAGCGCCGAACCCGATCGCATCGAGGTCAACATCCAGATCGCCAAGCTCCGCCAGCTCGAGCTTCAGCATTTCCTCGTCCCATCCGCCGCCGATTTCAGCGAGGCGGTTGTCGGCGAGGATGTAGGCGCGGCGCTGGGTGTCGCTTAAGTGACCGAGGCGGATGCAAGGGACCGACTCGAGGGCGAGCGATTGGGCCGCCATCACGCGGCCATGACCGGCGATGATGCCGTTGTCCTTGTCGATCAAGACGGGGTTGTTGAATCCGAACTCGCGGATTGAACCGGCGAGCTTGGAAACCTGCGCGGCGTCGTGCTTCTTAGCATTCCGCGCGTAGGGGATGAGGTCGGATGTTTTGAGGTGTTCGATTTTCATATGCTTTGCCTGATGAGCGTGGTGAGATTGTCGATCCATTCAGCGAGCGCGTTTTCAATCGCTTTCTGGGGTTGGCCGTAGAGCCGAGGGGCGAGCGTCTTGGCTGCGATTTCGAGGGTTTGCTTCACCGCCACATGCGGACGACCGGCGATCTCCTTCGCCTCGTCGAAGTAGAGCAGAATCCCCTCCGCGCGTTGCCATTCCTTGAAGTCGCGCTCGGCTTTGTGGCGGTTGTTTCTGGCCGCGATGTAAATCGAGTTCGCCTTGCGGATGTCCTCGATCGATCCGCCGTTCCGTTTGCAGAGGACCAGCTCGTTGTAGCCGACCTTTTCCGCCAACCTCGCCCGCCGAAGCGACTGGCGCGGGGTGTTGTCATCGTCGTCAGGCTCGGGTGCGTCATGCGCTGGGGCTGTGACCGGCTGGGGCTTGGCGACCGGCGGCGGGGCGTCCATCACCTTTTTGTTCTTCCGGGGCTTTGGCTTCGCATTCACCTCACGCCACGCCTGCGCCGCGTCCACCGAAGTGGTCGGCATCCCCTTCTTTACGAGCCGCGAAACGAGACCTTTGTCGATCTCGAGGGCTTTGCTCAGTTCCGTAATCCCCATGGCGAAGTCAACAAAGGCTCAAAAGTCAACACACAGACAACTGACGGGAGTGGCCCAACACCAAATGAGCGCTCGCGCGTAGGAGACTCCCTAAATTTTTCCGGTCGATCGTTTTCATTTCCCGAGAAGTTCGCGGATGCGTTTCGCCTGCTGCTCCATCGGCTCGAGAAGATCCAACGCTCGTTTGAGTCTGTCGTCATCCCATCGCTCAATCTGTTCTGACATCTTGCGCTGCCAAATAACAAACTTCTGGCTCAGCCCCTCGATGGTGACAATCCCTGATGTTTTGTCTTCGGGGTTGAGCGGTCCGGGTTCTGGCTGCGTTAGATCAAGAAATCCAAGGCCAAGCTCGAGCTGCACTTCGGTCTCTGCCACATAGTCGACGCCCCAGCGATCGGAGGCGAACGAGCGGGATTGGCTCAACCACTTGGCTGCGGACTTCTTACAGATGAGTAAGTTGCGGTGGATTTCCGCCCACTGCTCTTGGGTGGTGTCATCTGGAATGCTGATCTGTTTAATCTTCAGAAGGTCAGTGTCGATGATGTTCATGTCTGTGTATTATTTCTGTTTGCGCAGTTTAGCGCGGATTTCCTTTATCACTTTTTCCTTTGCTATTGTGTGCTTGTCGGTGGCTTTTGCTTTGTAGGTCTCACGGGTTGAGTTGGCTTTGCGGTACTTGGTGTAATCGAAATTGTTTATCTCATCACTCAGCATGTCGCGGAAGGCTATGACATAGTGACTGATAAGAGCGCGCGTACATCCGATTTCGCGCGCGACTTCTGCCTGTGATCTTTTTCCGTTAAGTTGGTCTAGGCCTGTTGCAAAAGCCAACGCATGCACACATGCCTTCATGTTTTTTGAATCCAGCAAGATGCCTATGAGTTTGGCCGAGAGAAGCGATTGGTTCCTGATGACCGCATCCTCCCGCATGCGGATGATCTTGCGGGCTGTGAATAGGCTGACACCGAGGTCATCCGCGATGATCTCCTCCTCGGTGTCGATGAGGGCGGCCATGTCGGGCGTATAGCTCGCTTGATTTTCGTGCAGCATTCACATCCCATTTGTGGGGTTCGTTTGTAATCCGCAAAAGATTTCATCCTATTTTCACATTTTCTGTTTTTTGATAGGATCGCCAAAAACTTCGGCGAGTTCCTCGCGGCTGATGGTTGGCCTTGATGACACCGGCATCGGTATCGTGTTCGGCGGTGGGCGTGATGCCTCTTGCTTCCTCCTCCAAGCTGATGCGTGAGTCCACACATCGGATGGGTTCTCGAGGAACTTTGTCCGGCTTCGCGGTTGCCATGCTGGGACACCATTCGGGATCTTGGCGTAAAGGTAATCCTTCATCGTTTGCCATTGGGCCGCTGTTAGCTCAGAAAGGCATCGTGACGCCGCTGCGAGAAGTTTTTGCTCCGTGTATGCCAAAGGCAACTCCCAGCCGCTCCTGAGCGATCTGACGCGCTTTTCAAGATCGAGCATCGATTGGGCGTTTGCGGTGGGCATGTTGTCCTCGTAAAAATCCTCCGCGCTCTCGCTCGCATCCCCTTGGGGGGTAGGGGGGAGAGTTCCATTCCTTTCCTCTTCCTTTCCTTTCCTTTCCGTTAGGTTTTCGCTTAGGTTTCGCTTAGGTTCCGCTTTGGTTTCCGCTTTGGTTTCCGCTTTGGTTTTGGGCCTTCCGCCCATTGCGCCATTGGCTTTGACCGCCGCGATTTTCGCTTCACTCCTAGCTTTTCCACCCTTTGATCCGCTCTCCCGGTTGCGTTGTACCTCCTCTTCTTTTTCCTTCGGGTATCCGAAAATCACGAGGCTTTCTCCGTCGAATTTCCACAGCTCGCAGTCGTCGTCGATCTCAGCCTTGGTGACGCCGCAGGTTTGTTGCCAGCGGCGATCCTTCCATGACGCGCACTCTGGAATCGTTCCTCCGTTCTCCTGCTCGGCGCAGTAGACCATCAGGTTGAGCCAGGTGGCGCGTTGGATCGGATCGCAGCCGACATATTCTGGCCGCCGGATGATGTTAGTTTGCAGGTTCAGCCAGTTCATTTTGGATCAGAATGGGATGTCGTCTTCCTCGTCGAGTGAACCACCGGCTTGGCCTTGGTATGGCATCGGTGCGCGCTCTTGCCTTTGCGGGGCGGCTGGGCGTTGCTGATAGCCGTCTTGCTGCTTCGGCTCGTAGAAAGCGATCCAGCCAGTCCAATCGGGGTTAGTAGGAAGGGCATCGAGCTTGAGCGCCATGCGCCCGTCGTTGCCTTCCATCACCGCTCCGACGGTGAGGTATCGCTTTTTCTTTTCGCCTTGTTTGTTGGTGTACTCGCCGATGGTGGCGACTGCGTCGTATCGTTTGGTCATTTTGTTGTGGGGTTGGGTGAGTGTTGAATGGTGAATGGCGGGACGATGTGGCCACATCTTTTCGGCGTCCGGGTTTCCAAGGTTGCGGGGTGGCTTCGTGCTTCTCCACCATCCCCTCCCGACCTCGATGTGCTGGCGGCTGGTATTTACCTGCCCTGACCAGTCATCCGTGTCTCGACGCCGCCGCCATTCACCAAAGGTTTTCAGTGCAGGGTCGGGACATCATCATCGAAGTCGAAGTACTCGCTAATCTCCTGCATGATCGCATTGTGAACAGCGCCTTGGATCTCGATTTGATCGGGGTCTTCGTCGTGCTTGTGGGCGCGGTGCCATCCGTATTTGATGCCGTTCTCGACGGCCTCGCTGAGGACTCGGTATGTTTTCGGTTTCATGTGTTTAGGGTGTTGGTATGGGTGAGATGAAAATCTTGATACCGGGCTGATCGCCCCAGTGTTTTGTCACTCTGAGGTCCGCGACCTGTCCGTCGTCTCCGTAAAATTTCGCCTTGGTGAGAACATCACCGACGAGCTTGACGAGGTTGTCAGCATCGGGGCGTTTATCGTTTGGGATCTTGCCCCATTCCTTCCGGCGTTTGCCTTCGGTCTTGCGCCAGGGGAATGTGAAATCCACTTGCAGCAGGATCGGGCCGTCCAGCGGTTCGGTCGGGGCTTTGGGCTTGATGAGTTCCATCAATGAGCGTTCCGCGGCTGCGTGTTCCTTCTTCGGGAAGAACCGCGGTTTCCCTCCGACCATGACCAATCGCTTGGTCTGGCTTGTCGCCGTGGGTGGGATGATAGGCAGGAAAAATTCGATCATTTGCGGATGGTTTTGCGTATCCAGTTCACGGCGGTGAAGTAGGCGATGATGAGGCCGAGGGTGATACTTTTGGGTGTGCGTTTAGGTTTCATCGTTGAGCATCTTGAGGTGGGTGATTGATTCTCCGATTTTTTGCAGGTCGAATGACCGGCATGATTGGATGTAGTTCGGGGAGAATTGCCGCCCCTCGTCGGTTTCCTCGACTATCTCCAGCAGCGTGATGATCGTGTCGGTGTGGCGCCGGTATGCTTCCAACTTGTCTTTGAGTTCACGGCAGACGCTCGAAACCCGGCAAGCGTGAGTGATGAGATTGTTGCGTTCCTCATAGACGCGAGAAACCGCCTCGTCATAGACCGATGAGTCATTGTCGTGGTCCGCCGACTCAAACGGATTGTCGTCGTGCGGCCACTTGGCTTTGCGAAACGCCGCTTCGTAGTTGTCGCGGTAGGTATCGCCATTGACCGGGCGCGGGGCGTCTCCTTTGCCTGCGCTCATGCTGCACCTCCTTTCACTTCATCAATCAATTCAAGGCCGTTTCGATTGTTCACTAAAGCCTCGATCCATTTGGCCGGATCTATGGTTGCCGTGTGTTTCCATTGACCCTTGATAAAAGGTTCCATGTCCAGTGACTGCTGCATGGTTAGGCATTTGATCACGCCGTCTTTGGAATAGATGAAAAGAAGCTCACTCATCTCTCCCTCCTTCCCACTTGTTAATAGTTTTGAGGAATGCTTCAGCGCGTTGGACTGCGGATGCCATATACATACTATTGTTTCCCTTAATAGTTATGTCACAAAGCTCGTTAATATATCGGCAATACAGTGCTTGATCAAATATCTTCTCCGCTTCGTGCATTGCATTGAGGTCGTCGCAGTAGTCTGGAAGACGATTTCCTTGTGGGTTGAAATAATCCCACTGGCCATCGCAACCGCACGGTGTGATCTTTAGCTCCCAAGCTCCGTGCATCCCACACGCTTCGGCGATTGCTATGTTGATTTGTTCGTTATTCATCGCTCCCTCCTTTCACGGCGGCGATCTTGTCGATCCACGGTTTGAGGTGTTCGTCGATTTGCTCAACGGTGCATTCTGCGAACCTCCCAACCATGACATTGATTCGAATCATCGCGATCAACTCGCGAGCGATTGTTGTTATCCTGTCGCGTTGCTGGCGGGCCTTATCGCGCTCCCTCACCATGACGCACATCGGTCTTTTGCATTTGTCATGGCAGGTATGGATTCCCGATGCTTTGAGGTTTTCGATTTCGCCTTCCAAGCCTCGTATCACCATCATTGCTGACGATAATTGGTCATCCAGATTGCTGCATTTCTCGCGTAGCTCGTAGACTTCCTTCGGCGTCCAATCCACGCCGTCACATCCGCATTCTGATTCGTTCCATGCAGAGCATGTGCAACCTACGCCGGGTATGTACTCTTCACTCATCCTCCCCTCCTTCCTCGTCACATCGGCAGAGCGGGCAGCTTGATGTTGTGCTTGGCCAGTCCCAGCTTCCGCACATGGTGCAGCTGAATGAGGCTCTTCGGGTTGTTGGGTAGTCGTCGTCGTCATGCCACAGCCTTTCGTCTTCTTGGTGCATTTTGTTTCTTGGTTAGCTTTTCCAAAACCTCCGCGCGGATCGGCGCGTACTTAGTCACGAACTCGTCGAGCGCCTCAGCCACTTTGTCGGTGTATTCGTCCCATGTTTGAAGGTGGGTGAATGGCTCGGTGCCTTCGTTGAAACTAACGAACCACCACTCCCGGAGGCCGGTCACAACCATCGAGCCATGCACTTGCGCGCGGTACTGCTCAGGCACGCCGCCTTCGTAATGATAGAGCGCGTGATTCTCGATCAGCGGGCACTTGATCTCGACACCGCAGATCGGCTTACCCTTCGAGTAGACCAGCGCGTCGGGCGAGCAGCCGAGCACCGGGTTGTCATCCTTAGTCACAAAGCCAACGGTCCTCACATCGAGCTTCGACCATTCCTTGAACCACTCACGCGCGACCGGCTCAAGCTCATGGCCGCGATCGGTGTGGATGTTGCCGAGGAAGGCTGGTATCTCGTTCGGCTTTACGCATTCGCCAGCGAGGCGGATCGCGAGCTTTTCCCACTGGCTTGAGAGCTTGCCGGTCGGGGTGATGACCTTGGCCATCTGTGATGCCGTGAGCCTGCCTTTTCGGGCGCGAAACCAGTCTTCGCTCCCCTGTTCCATGTCGGGCCAGATAGTCATCGGGCGCCTCCTTTCGGTTTGATCATTCCGGCCTCGATCGCCGCGTTGTAAATCGCCCGTAGCGATTTCTCCGGCAGCGCCATCAACTCGGTGAGGATAATGTCGGTCTCGCGCTCCCGCTTGATCAGGATCACGCCGGTGCCGTCACGATGAGTCAAAGTCTCGGTGGTGTAGCCACGGTAGTTCGCCGCTGAGACGGCGTTGTCGATCAAGTCGCATGAGAGCGAATAGACCGCGCGCATGCCGCTGAGGTGGAAGAATCGGTCCCAGTCGATTCCACTGCGCTTGAGCGTGCGTTTGGATTCTGCGAGCTTCACATGACCTCCTTCCATGCTTGATTGACCGCGTTCGAGAGCACCTGCGCCTTTGCGATATTTTGCTGGTAAAGAAGCGCCTCCTTCTTGGCTTTGAGTGATGCCAAGGCCATTTTGAATGCGTCCTTAAAGATCCGCCACTCGGCATCGATCGCCTCGCGTTGAACGGGTTCGTGGCTCATGCTTCGCCTCCTTTTTCATCGCCCCAGTCAGCCTCGGGCATGTCTTCGAGGTTCACCACCGGCGCTTCATCTTTCGGCGCGGGCGGCAATGCCAGAAACGGGTCAATCACCGATGCAGGCGCTGCGGCCGGTGTGACATTGCGCATCGAATACTGGTCATCGTCTTTGGTGACATGATCCATGATATCGCTCGAAAGCGGCAGCATCTTCGAGAGGCGGCGAACGACGGTCTTCTTTGCCATCTCCGCCCAATCCGTTGTCCAAGGGCTGTCCTGCTGTGATCTGCTGCGCTTGCGGATCGCCTCAACCTCTTCGTGGGTCATGACTGCCGTCTGTCGTTCGCCGCTTTTCATCACGGCCTCGGCATAGACGGCTTCAACTTTCCCGCGATTCACGCGCCAGTTGATCACATGGTCGATCTCCCCGTTCTTCCATGTGAAAAGGTCTTTTTCGCAAACGGTTTCAGCCCGGAGTGATACCACATCGCCGCTGCGGCGAATCAGTTCCACAAGGCCTTTGTAGTCGACGATCAACTGGCACTCGACCGTGCCTTGCTTGCGGTTGTTGTACGGGATCAAGTGCGCCCGGCGGCCATCCGGCTCAAGACCCATGGCGCTCAAATCGAGCAGGCATTTCATCAGGCTCGTGGGCGTGCATTCCATGAGCTTCGGAGTGCGCGACAAAGCGGTGATCGCCACTCGCGAAAATCTCTCCGGCGAGAGGTGCTTGGGAAGAGCGCGGGCGAATTGCTCGCGCATGCTGTCCGAGTTGATGAGCTCTTTGAGCCCCTGCGGTTTTGCTTTTTTGATTTCAGTTGTCATTGGTTGTAGTAGTTAGGGTTAAAGGTTCGGCAGCTCCGGTTGATCGGGATCGGGGAGCTTGGAGGTGATGGTGCTTTGATAGGTGGCGCTGAAGCGCACGGTCGTCTCGATCGTCGCGGCTTCCAGATCGACGGCGGCGGAGATCGCGAGCTTCAGCGGCGGGAATTTCTTCTCGTTCGCGTTCGACTCTTCGATGTTCTCGTGCCACGCGCGGAGGATGTCGGCGGATCGCTCCTGCATGGCTTCGCGGGCTTGGGCGACGATGGTCTCGATGAACGAGTCCATCCGGTCTTCTGGTATAGTGTTGATTTCGGGCATTGGTTCGGGTGTTAGGTGAATGGTGATCCTATTTTTGAGGTTAAATATTTATTTTTTGAGCGCGATCGTGTTCCGATTGATATTATCTCTTTTTGAATATCATCCATGTCTTCGCGACTTGGCTGATTGTAAAAACCCATCGGTCGTTCTATTAAAATCCAGCCGTAATCGCATTCGGCAAATTCTTCAAAAAATACAATCATTCCCCATGCTGCATCTTCTGTTAGTTTTCCTTTTACAAATGATGAGATGTAAGAAATAAATTTTTTAGATGTTTCCTTGATAAGCGCACAATCTAAGTCCGCATGGAAAATATGAACTCCTTCTGGGATGTCGTACCTTGCTCGAAGTTCTATGCTTTTTTTATTGATAATTCTTTCCTCTTCGGCGCACTGCAGTTCCTCAGTTACTTCATTCATTAACTTGTCCAATTCGGACTGCTCTGACCCACCATTTACAAAATATGTAAGATCGCTTTGGGCGTTAACTACGCGCATCAGGCGATCTTCAATCTGTGCAATGGCGATTTTGATTTCAGTCGCTGTAAGTTCTCGATTATTCTGATTGGTTTCGGTTGCGGTTTCCATTCTTTGAGTTCCTCTCCTTGGTTGTATTCGTATTTTTGCTCCTCTTCTGAGTGTTGGCTTTTTGTGAGCGTTCGAGATTCAGTTGATTCTACTTTTCCATTCAGATCATAGATCTCTCGGTCGTATATTGATCCGTGAAGCACGCCGTTTCCGGCGAGATCTAGTACAGTGCATTCTGTCTTGCCGGGCGCATTACGAGTCCCGCGACCTATCATTTGTTTCCAAAGGCATCGGCTCAATGTGTGGCGATTCAAGACTACTAAATCCACATTCGGGACATCCACTCCCTCTGTGAAGATGGTGTGATTGCACATAACTTTGAGCCTGCCTTTCGAGAATTTGCGGAATAGCTTTTCGCGCTTTTTTAGGTCAGTTGAGCTATCGACGCTGGCCGCTGAAATTCCGGCTGCATTCAATAGTTGAGCTAATTCTTGGGCCTCCCATACAGATCGGCAGAAGACGACTCCTTTGGTAAATGCGGTTTGGTTGATCCGATTAGATGCAGCATCCGGTGACCATGCGGCTGTGTGCTCAGATCGCGGAATATAAACACGAGCCCGGCAAAGGGTTCCATCTTCGGTTAGGTCGTATGTGTCTGGGCCGTGGATTATCTTAGAAAAACCGCATGAACCTAGCCCAACTCCATCCAATCGGTACGGGGTAGCAGTAAGGGCTATAATTTTAGCTAGTGGGTATCCTGCAAGAATCTTTCGATATTGTGCGGCACATACATGGTGGCCCTCGTCGATTATGATAGTATCATATTGACCTGTGATCTCGCCTTGTGCCATAAAGACATCAAGATTTTGTCCGTATTCGCGAGCTTGCTTTGCTAGTTCTTTGCGATGCGTGACCCATGCTGTTGTGCCAGCCAGATTTGGAAGCAGTCCGTGGATTGCAATGACGGTCTTGCCGGACCCGGTTGGACAAGCGACCACGACGCGTCTATGCACTTGGAGAGCCGATAGCGTCTCTGTTGCAATTTTTTCCTGATAGTCTCGCAGTCTCATTTAATGAACGGGTGTTAGGAAATGAGGCGATGCGCCATTTGGCGGATTTGGATCGAGCGGCGCTTCATGGCATCGCATTGCGAATCGAGGCGCTGATAGACCTCGCGGCACTCGTCGAAGGTGCAGTGGTTGATGTGGCGGTAGCCGGGACAGCCGGGGCCGCTGATGATGATACCCTCCGAGTGCTGAGCCAGTGATCGGATCTTGCGTTCGTTATAGCCGAGACTCGCGGCGATTTGTTTGGCGTTCACCCAGCCTTTAGCCGAAGCCCAGAGCAGGAAGTCGATCAACTGATCAACCTCCGCCGCCGCTGGTGCTGGCATCTTCTTTGCCTCAAAATCAAAGTCACATTGGGTGGCGGTCATTTTTTGGGGTGGGTTGGATGTTCAGCTTCCGGCGGTTGGCCTCGCGTTCGAGCACGGCGAGGCGTTTCTTGCCCCAGCTCCCGAGGTAGTCGCTGCGGCTGTCGCGCAGGTTTTTGATTGCCTCGATGAGCGTGTGGTCGTCGTAGGTGGTTGGGTCGAATGCCATGGCGGTCATTTGATTGATGCGCGCATCGCGGCGGCAGCGGTTTCGTGGGGTTTCTCGATCAAGGCGAATGCCGCTCTTGTGAGTTGGAAGATCGACTTCGCGGTCTTCATCGCGGCCTCGCGTGATGAGGCTGAAACGACGCAGAGGTAGTCGCGTCCTGGCGCGGTGAAGATCCTGTATCGTTGTGGCTTCATGCGTTGAGTTTCCGGTGTGCGGCCTCGGTGATGAGCACGCCGTTGCCTTCGGCGGGCGCGAACTTCTCGACTTGATGTTCGAGCATCTGAAGCGCCATGACCTCGCGCGCGGTGTGCGGCATGACGAGGTGCATGGTCTCGTTTCGTTCCGTGGTTCGCACGCTGTCGGCGTAGGCCGTGCGCTGGGCGATGATGACCGTCGGGCGCTGAATGCGTTGGGTGATGGGGAAGATCATTGGTTGTAGCTATGGTTCGAGATTCACAGGCGGGGCCGGATCGCGCGGCGGGCTTCGTACACCGCTTGTTCGAGGCCGATCTTGTAGAGGCGCCCTGACTCACGGGCGGCGATGCCTGCCCAGATCGCGGAGCCTATGGCTGTGGCGATGAGGCCGAAGAGCCACAGAGGATTTGCGCCTTGGTGGTTGTCGATGATCGCGCCGGGTATCCAGCAGACGGCTGCGGCGGTAATCATCAAAGCGAGTGTTGCCTGCATCGCGGAGGCGCGTGAGTTGCGGTAGTAGCGTTCGGATAGTTTCATTGGTGGTTGGGTTGGGTGTTAGATGAGAGGAACGAGATCGCTCGGAGCGGCGATCGACTGCCGGTTGCGCTTGGCGCGTTTGGCGAGGGCGGCGCGGACTTTTTCGAGGTCGAAGCGGATGAGGCGGCCTTCGTGAATTTCCGCGTCGATCACTTCGTCGCGGTAGAGGCGAAGCACGGCGTTGACTGAGATGCCGAGTTGCTTCCCAAGGGCGTTCGCGGAAAAGAGAGCTGGCTTGGTTTTCACTCGCCCCTCCCTTCCAGTTGAGCCTTGGCGGCGGCGGTGAGAATTTCACGGATCGACTCTTGGACCGTCTTGCCTGTCGCGCTGTACGCGATGATGTAGTCCTTGGTTTTCTCCGGCAGAGCCGAGAGCGGGATTGTCGGCAAAGTGCTTATTTCAAGCGGTTTTGAAAGCGTGTCGGCGTTCATGTCGCCCCCGTTTTATGGGAAATTCCCATAAGGTCAATAGGAAAATAACATAATCGCGTAATTTTTATGGGAAAGTCCCACAGGGAGGGTACATTCCCTGCATGATTCCGTTCGACGAAATTGACCAGCGCCTTCTGGAACTAGGCAAAAACCGAAAATGGCTAGTCGAAGTGACTGGCCGTTCGGATCATGCTATTCGTGCCGCGCTTGCTCCAAACGCGGCCAAAAAATCCCGCAGCACCCTGCTGCAAAAGGCTCTCACTGATGCCATCGAGCGCGAGAAGTTCAGGCAATCCAATGAGAAGTCCGAGTTCAAAAAGATCCTTCAGCTTGAGCCGAAGGAAAAAGAGTACCGCCTATGGTCGCGCGCTTGGAAGAAGAGCAAACACGACAGGCTCGAAGAATGGATGGTTGCGGCCTTGAATGAAGCGTCCGGCGCTCTGCGGATCGTAGATGAGCCCAAGGTCGCCGAAGATCCTGCCGACTATGGATCAAAGACCTCGTGAAAGTGATCGCCATGTATCCAGCGAGGCTGTATCCCAAATGGTTGTCAATCGTCCACACTTTTACCGCTTCGGTAATGCTGGGGTGATCAATTCGGTGGTCTCACCGATATGGTTCTGACCATTTAGAGATCGTGTCACGAAGTGTCAATAATGGCAATAAAGTGGCAATTTTCGCAACATGTTCAAAAAACATGTTAAAAAACAAAGGTTTTCTTTCATTCGTAATGTGCAGGCCGAGAGTTCGAATCTCTCCAGCGGCTCCATTTTCCTAGGATTTTTATCCGCTTATTTTCCTTTTTGTTTCGTTTTTGTTGCGCGTTGCGGCAATAATGGCAATTTAAGCCATGCCAAAACTCCCAGAATTTGAGCCGGTCCAAACATCCGCCGGTTGGATGGTGTCGGTTCCGCCGAAAATGTCGGCGGATGGAAAGCGCCACCGGAAGTTTTTCTCAGTGAAGCGCGACGCGGATCGGTATGCCGGGAAACTGCGGGCCTCATGGGCATCGGGGCTTCGTGGCGGCATGATACCGGCGAGCGTTGCTATGGAGGCGCAGAGGGCGCTCGCAGTACTTGAAGGCACCGGCATCGGGTTGCTTGAGGCAGCGAAGATCGTGGCAAAGCAGATGGCGAGCTCAGGCGCGCAGGAAACATTCTTGCAGCGGTACGATCGAGCGGTGCTTGATGGCGAAGGTCGCTGGTCGAAACGCTACCGGCAGGACATGGTTCGAATGCTGCGCTGGCTGCCGAAGAAATTCCTATCCCTCCCCTGCGGGACGATCGACCGCGCGGTTGTCGAGGCTGCGCTTGTGCAGGATCGGCCACTTGCTCGCTCCACGATCGATGCCAGGACAACGCGGGTGCTGGCGGTTCTTCACTACCGCGAGCGCCACCGCAAATCGAGCGAGATCAAGATCCTCACCTTGGCGGAGGTTGAGGCGGTGATCTCTCATTGCCAGTCGCCCGAGGAGCGCCGTGTGGTGGCGCTGTTGGCCTTTGCGGGCATCCGACCGGATGCTGAGAGCGGAGAGATCGCGCGGCTCAACTGGGAGGCTGTGGGAGCGAAGGAAATCTACATCGCGCCAGCGACCTCGAAGACCGGCAGCGACCGGCACATTCCGCTGACGCCGCGGCTGAGGGCGGAGCTTGCGGGCCATCCTGCCAGCGGGCCGGTGTTGCCTGCGGGTTGGCGGCGTGCTTGGCAGCGGATCAGGAAGGCATCAGGCATCGCGGGCGAGCAGGACATCCTGCGGCATTCGTTCGCGTCGCACTACCTCGCGGCGACTGATGAAGCGCAGGCCAAGGCGGCGATGGGTCACACGGCGGGAAGCTCGACGCTCTTCCGCCACTACCGGCGGGCGGTGACGCAGGCCGATGGGTTGGCTTACTTCGGCCTTGAGTAGGCTTAATTGAGCCTTCGGTTGGCTTACTTCGGCCTTGAGTAGAAGTTCGATTGCTTGCCTTCGATTCGACCTTTGCGCATGATCAGCCTGCCATCGTTGACCATGAGCTTGAGTCGATACAGCGCGGTGGCGTGTGTGATGTTTGCTTTCGTCGCAAACTCCAACGCGGTGAACTCATCCGCTCGGATCGGTTCGTCAATGACTTGCGACAGCGCAAAGTCGAGCGCGGAGAGCGCGGTCTTGGTGTTTTGTTTTTTCATAGAATGCCCATTGGTGAAATCCAGTTCATCCCTTCCTTGATCACATGCCACGCCTGCCACTTGCCTGTCTTGTCGCTGATCAATCCATAAAGCCAGCCGTTGCGCCATGCGAGCTTGGCGGGTGTCCTGTCTGCGTAGGACAGCGCGTTGATGTTTGCCAGGCATCCGACGCTGAAGGCTGATTCTCCGTCGATGTGTCTCAAGACATGAGTGTCTGGGCGGTGAGTGTGTCCGTGAAGACATGGCCCCCAGTTTTCCGCATGGCTCTTTGCCGGGTACATCGTCGCACGAAAGCCATGGATCAATTTTGGTCCGCCCTCGGGCATCCGCAGGAACTTGCCGACATGATACGGCACCCATGCGATCTTGCGCTTTTTGAACTCCTCCTCCGAGGCTTCAGCGAGTTTCGCGCAATGCTCACGCAGCATGCCATCGGCGCATTTGGTCGAGTGCATCCAGATCCGATCGTCATGGTTGCCGAGCGTGAGAAAGTTCGGGCGGTAGGCGTCGAGAAATTCCAATCCGGCTTGGTAGTCCTCCGAGATGCCGTCGGCTTTCTCTTCGGGTGAGGCGCCGCGCCTGAGTGGTGAGAAGTCCCACAAGTCGCCGAGGTGGATGCGGTGGTGCGGTTTCCAATCATCGGCGAACGCGAGAAACTTGCGCATCGCTTCGGCACTTACTAGTCCGCCGTGATTGTCGGCGGCGACTATGAACTTTTTGTAGGCCATGCTATTTCTTGCGCTTGGTGGTGAGGGCGTCGTAGCTCGGCCAGAATATCGTATCCATCGCTCGGACGATCGCTTCCTCGGGGAGTTTCTCGATGTAGGCGATGCCGGAGAGTGAGAGCGCAGCGTGAAGCATTTCGTGGCGGAGTGTGAGGCGCATCACCTCGGGCGGTCCGGGGCGGATGGTGATGCGGAGAGCGTCGGGATCGTAGTTGCCGAAGTCTGCGATGGAGTCGTCGATGACGATCTCAATCGAGTGGCCTGCCATGCGGATGCTTTTGGGCAGCGTCATTCGATAAAGGGTTCCGCGTCAAACGATCGGGCCATCGCAGAGGATGTAGTCGAAGCCCTTTTGATTCGCTTTCTTCATCTCGCTGCGGGTGAGCAGATAGAATGCGTTCCATTGATCCGGCGGGATCGTCTGGCATCCGAGTGAGCTGGTTGTAGTGTGGCCGCCGCGATGGATGTTGATCGCTACACCTTGCTTGATCCCTTCCTGGCCGTCGCGCATGACCGGCAGAACTTCGCCTTTAGTGTTCGGGCGGAAGGCAGGATAGCCGCCGCCTGGCTTCGAGATGCCGTGGTTGCCGGGTTTGTATGGGTGAACGCCGGAGATCAGCGATGCGACGCCAGGACGATAGCGGCTCGGGTCGGTGTTGGCGTTGAAGGCGGCAAAGGTTTCGGGGCCGACCACGAAGATCGCGTCATCGTAAATCCCACGATCGTTCTTGCCCTTTACCCCCATCGTGTCGCGGTAGTAGCCACGGATGCCGACCACGAACATCGGCGGTAGCAGCTCATCGGGGTAGGCGCGAACCCACACTTTGACCGCTGCGGCCATGACCGCAAACTGAGATGCTCGCGGCTTGTTCATGGTGCTTTACTTCTCGGCGATGACTTCGATCGCGCGGAGGAAGGTCGGCGCGTCGACCGTGGCGTCCTTTGATCCATCCGGATTGATGCGGATGGTGCAGCCGGTGATGAAAAACACGCATGCCCATATCGCAGCGGCGGCGAGGATTGCCCAGATGAGACTGAGCGTGTCGGTGTCTTGGTTAGGGTTAGGCGTCATCGCGGTAGACGGTTTTTTCTGAGGTGTCGATGTAGCTGCGGGCGGTGCACAATGCGGTGCCGAGCAGGCCGAGCGCGAAGCCGATGGTTTGTTTCGCGTCGGTGAAGTCGATCGTCGCGAGTCCGGCGCTTCCAGCCGAGACGACGGCGATCAGGACATAGAGGACGAGGCGGATAGTACTTTGTGTTTCACTCATGTGTTGTTGGGTTTTGGGTTATCGGGAAATGCGATCTTTAACCTCACGCAGGATGTCAGAATTTTGAGCGATCACTTGGTGGTTTTGCGTGGTGATCTCGACGAGTTGCTGAAACTGCTTGTCGCGCTCGATGTCGCGGGCCTCGAACTTGCTCTCGCTCTTGTCGAGTCTACCGACGAGCCAGCGCAGGGCGAAGAGCGCGGCACCAAGCGCACCGAGCGGGCCGGTGAGGATCTGCATCCACTCTGGCATCTGAAGGCTTTCTGCGGTGATCGACGCGAGCTTGCCGCCTGCCACGCCTGAGAGCATAACGGTTGCTGCTGAAAGGGTGTGGGTGGTGAGTGTCATGCTTCGGAGATGGCGGGTGTGGGAATGAGTGGTGCGACCGCTTCGTGCGCGAGCACCTGCACGGCGGGAAATGCCGACTGATCGAGCGCGGCGAAGGTGGCGGCATAAAGGCCATTGACCTCGGTTAGCAGATCCGCGCCCACGGCAAAGCGTCCGTCGATGAGCGCGATCGCGGCGACTTGGTGCTGGTAATGCGGCTGCGCCTGCATGAGCCGCTCATTGAGCGCCGCATCAAAGACCAACCACAGCCCGCCAAGTTCGACGAGCTCGGGTGGTGTTTGGAGTAGTTGATCGAGCGTCATGCGATTGCGGTGTTGAGATCGGTCATGAGGTTGCTCACGCGCGTTTCGAGTTTGGCGAGGTCGATCGCTTCGCCGATGGAGTAGAAGGTGAGGCGGGCATTTGCATAAAAATTGACACCGCGAAACACATCTAGTGTCTGACTGACTGGCGTGACCGATGCGGCGGTATAAGTATTGAAACCAGATGCAACCCTAGCAGAAATCGTGCTAGAATCTGATCGTGATGCCGCGATCAAACCCGTTTGTTGTAATTGAAGACCTGTGACTGATGCTGATTGATTTAATCGGATTGTATCTCCATTTGTTGCAGTACCATCAAATATCCAAGACGCTCCTGATGCCGATGTGAAGTTGCCAATCAATGCCGCTTGAGCTTGGACTAGGTTTGTTCTCCACACAGACAAGTGTTTGTTGTTTTGCGGATCAGCATTGTTGGCGCGGTTGGATGATAGATATTTTGTCGATCCATTGCCAATCAACCCAGTCTTTCGTACATAATCACCCGACACAAAGTTGAAGTTGGTCGGCGCAGCCCCCTTCAGCGGCACAAGCGCACCCGCGAGTGTCCGCGCACCTGCGAGGATGCAGGACGCTTTGATCGCGTCCCAGATATTGTCGTCCTTGCAGCCTTTGAAAAAGTCGTCGTAAGCCTTGCGCACGCTCGCTTCCAAGGTCTGCCCGTCGGCGGCTTCGACAGCGGCGAGGTAGTTCACCGCGTCGGCATCCATCCGCCTGCGCTGGGCTTGGATCGCGTAGAGCAGGCTCATGGTGTCAGATAAACTCGAAGGTGTCGGTGCCGATGTTTTGAATCGCAAACTCCTCGCCCTGCTGAATGGTCGAGATTTTGTCACTCATGATCGTGATGCCGCTGTTGTTCCATGACAGCGCACCAGCGCTTGTGGTGCGGCGGAAATAGACAATCTGTCCGACTGTCCACGCGGCGGTGGCGTGAGGTTGAATCGTGATCGCGCAGCCGCTCGCTGAGGTGAAGCGGTGTTTGATGCCTGCGCTCGATGGCGTGATTGTTTGCGTTGTGCCTGAGACGGTGGTGATCGGAATCACCGAGGTATCGCCCGCTGGTCCTGCGGGGCCGGTTGCGCCTGCGGGGCCAGTTGGACCGGTTGCTCCGGTCGGGCCAGTTGGTCCGGTGGGTCCAGCATCGCCTTGTGGGCCTTGTGGTCCAGCGGGACCGATTGGCCCTTGGGCGCCTGTCTCGCCAGTTGGGCCTTGTGGACCTTGTGGTCCTGCCGGTCCTTGTGGACCAGTTGCCCCAGTCGCGCCGGTTGCACCCGTCGCGCCCGTGTCTCCTTTCGCGGCGATCAGTTGCCAGTGGGTTGGGTCGATGTCTGGTGGTGGTTTGTCGAAATTATCATCAAGCGACTGCGTGCAATAATAAAGCTGTCCATTGTAAGTTGCTACATCACCGACAAACCAAGAGCTTAACCCATCCGAAGACCACTCACCAATGAAATTCCACAGCGCGTCCGCGCCTGCTGGACCTTCCGGCAAGACGAGGTTGAGCACCTGCGATGGTGCCGAGCCGGTGACGGTTGCCGAGGCGGTCGGGCCGCTGGTCACGCTGCCGATCGCGAGCGTGTTCGCTGGGCCGGGCAATCCCTGCAAGACTTCGACCTCGGTCACAAGTTGACCGCTGGGGAGTTGCTCGATGTCGATTTCGTTGATGGGCATGGCGTCAGCGTGGGCTGTAAGGGGTGACGGTGCGATCGATCACGACCTTGATCGTTTGACTCCATTGGTCGCGGCTTTGCGGGTTCGTGAACCGGATGTCCATGACATGCGTGCCGGGCTTGAGATCGGCGGTGTCGAAGTCGATCGACACCTTGCCGAGGACGATCGACGGGGTGAGGTCGACCGCCGCATTGCCGCCATTGGGCATGATCGCCGCCGCGATTGACCACGCCGAATCCAGCGTGATCGCCACGCCGTCAGTCTTGGCCGTCGCGAGCAATGACAAGCGCTCGCCTTTAGAGAGTGTGATGGTGCCGGGCATCAATCCCAGCGGTTTGTCAAAAGCTCACCACTTACCAATTGGGCATTTTTCCGATGCCATGCGGAGCTTTGCCCATGTCGAGCAGCCGCACTTGCGGCAGCGACCCGTGCCGTTGATGGCAGCGGCGTCCCACATGTCACATGACTGACATGTAGCCTCGCGCATGACGAGCGTCTCGGCATCGGTGGGCGTGAAGTTGCTGCGGACAAAGCGGGACACCGCTCCCGCCGCAGATTTGACTTGAGCTAAAAACCTCGGCATCCGCTCGGCGTGGGCTCGGGTGTTTTCTCCCGCCGCGATGCAGGCGCGGCAGTTGCCAGTATGCGGTTTGCCGCCATGGTAGCCGAGAGCGCATTGCCCATCGGTGAAGAACTCACAGAATCTCAAAGTAGCTTCCATCTCCAAGTGGGGTGGAATAGACGGTGATCGTTTTGCCGACATCCTCATAAGAGCAGTTGGTTCCATACTCAGCTATCACAAGGTTGATTGCGGTGCTCTTTGTGACGCCTTTGTATGTCACGGATAAGGTGCCGGATGTTGATGTTTCTGGATCGCACTTGTTTGTACCGCTCACATATTCTTCGCACATCTGATCGCTGTGAGCTTTGACCGAGAAGTTGACACTTGATGTCCACACTCCATCGGTTCGAGCTGCGCCGACATTGGTCTCGATGTGCTGACGGTTTGAATCTCCATCGTAAGAACCGCCTTCGCACCAGCATTGATCTCCTCCACTGTATGAAAAAAATCCTATGGTGGGTGTGCAAATCGAGCCAGAAACTCCAGTGCCGGAAAAATCGACAAATAGCCAATCATCGCAACACTCACAGCCGACCTTCTGCTGGCCGTTAATATCCTTGAGGATGATTTTTTTCGCACTGTACTCATCCACCTTGTACTTGATCGTGGGCATGAATCAGCAGGCTTCGGTTTCAATCCATTGCAGGCTACCACCAGAGCAACCGAGCAGAAATAAACCCTCACCAGATGGCAGCTTGGGGAGCTTCAATTTCCTGCCACTGTGCTCTCCAACGCTCACCTCTTCAATCCACCCATCCGGCGCATCGAGTGCAGCGTAAGCGAAGTTCCGATCGAGGTCAGTCGCTGAGATGCGGTAAGGGTAGCCGGTGCCGTCTACTGAGGTTGGCAGCGTGACTTTGTCTTTGAAGCTGACGGGTAGGTTGATCATGTTTTACATCCGCGTGATTCTGACCGTCACCTCTGAAAAATACCCGTAGTTTTGAATTTCTGGCGTGCCAGGGTAGTTTTCGAAAGTCCACCCAGACGGCATGGTTTGGTTTTCAAAATACATTGTCGGGTCTGATAGATTTGAAAAATCATTTTCAATGTCATAGCCTTGCGATGAAACAAAAACCTTTTTGACGAGTATCGGTTTTGTTCTCAGTAAATAATCAATGAGGTCTGTGCCATTCCAGAATGATTTTGAGTAAATGTAATCGGTCAAAAATGAAAAAGATCCGTCTTCACTCGTCCTGCCGTAGCCGCTTGCCTTAAACTCCGTAAAGCCATCGTTTCGTTGGATTTCCTGTACCTCTGGAAAAATCTTAAATCCATCGTAAGACGGATAACCCAACCATTCATTTGATGCGTAGCTTCCGCTTGGAAAATCGCTACCAACTGCCAGCGAAGCGCGATGCGTTGGAGCCGATGTGGTCTTACATGCGAAGGTTTGCTCGACGCGGAGGAGGCCGCTGGGAAATGTCGCTACCGTGCGCTGGCCGGTTGGGTAAAGTCCGTTCGCTGTCTTTTCGTAAATGATCGCGCTCATGTGTTAATTTCCAAGTGCTGGTTGTGGGAGTTTCTTCTCGAGGCTGTATACCAAATCCTTGATAGTACTGACCGCTTTGGAGATTGTTTTGAGGATGTCCGAGCCTGTCGAACTGCTGAGGCTGAGGTCGATTTCCTTGGAAAGCTCGCTGCGGATCTTTTGGATGCTCGAGGTGGCGTCGAGGTTGGTGGTGACTTTTTGTTTTTCGAGTTTGTCTAAGTCTTTCTCGATTTTGTCGATAGACTTGTCGGCATCGAGATTGAGTGCCAGTGGGTTCTCAAAGTACTCAGGCAGTGCCTCGGAGATTTGTGAAAGCGCGTTGTCGGCTGTGAGGTTGAGTTGGTTTTCAGTCTCGCTCAAATCGCCCACGCTCTCGGAGATGTTGGTGATCGCTTTGTTGGCATCAAGCGCCACCTCGACGCTCTCATACCCAATGGCTGCGATGTTGGAGATGATTTCGCTGATGTCCTCCTTGGTTGCTTCTTTGTTGATGGATAGTTCGATCTGGCGGCCTTTGATCTCTTCCAATCGTTGAACGATCTCATCGAAAAGCTCGCGTTGTTCTTTTCCCGCGACATCGATGCCGAGTTTTTTGGCAATGTCGGGGATGGAATACTTGCTCAAATCTTCTCCAATGAAGTCTTTCAAGGCCTTCAACTCTTCGCGGGCCTTAGTGACTTGCTCTTTGAATGTGAGCATCGGCTTGGCTGCGTCTTGAGCCGCGATCAAGTCTCCAACCGTTTTGATCTCGTTCATGTTCTCCTTCGACTCACGGGTGTTGAGTTTGAGGTTGTCACCGGCATTCAATAGCCTTTGCTCGATGTCGCCGGATTCAACGCTCGCATCTCCAAGATCGGTGGCGATCTGCTTGATATTCTCGGCAGGCTTGTCCGTCGAGGTCTCGAATTGTTCGCGGAACGCTTTGCCCGACGCTTCGATCTCGCCCATCTTGTCGGTAAGGCGTTGGGCGGCTGGCTCAGCACCGAAGAAGTCGGTCGCCGATGATTCAAGGTCGCCGGTGATCTTGTCCCACTCTTGGCCGATCCGTTCGGTGCCTGCTTTATAATCCTCCGAGTATTTTTGCGCGCTTTCGCCGAGGCCGCTTGAGAGCTTGCCGAGGGTGGTTTCCACTCCATCGGTCATGACGGATTTGAAGCTGATACCGCCGTTGTCGGCGGCGTCCTTCAAACCGGAGAATAGCTTGCCGGAGATGAAAGCGATTGGATTGGTGAGAGCTTGGACAAAGTCGCTGCTGAAAAGGTTGAGGATGTTCGAGAATGTCTTGGAGAAGAAATTGCCGACCTGCTCGACCGATCCGCCGAAGTCTTGATTGAAGGCTTGCACCACTCCGAGCATCTTATCGGTCAAGACCTGCATGCCTTCCACAAATGTCAGCTTGAGCGCCGTGCCGAATTGATTGGTGAGCAATGACGGCATCTCCGATGAGAAAAAGGTCTTGAACAAATTGAAGACATCAATCGACTTGTTGAGGAGTAGGTTGGCAAACTCCAAGGCACCCGCTTGGAGCGCGAGGCCGATGGCATCAATCGCCGCCTGCGGTGACTTGAACGCGCCGATGAGCAGATCGGCGACTCGCATCACCACCTCGCCGAGCTTTTGCCCCCAGCCTGCGGCATCGACACCTGCGAGCATAGCGGAGAACTTTTCCAATGCTGGGGCCGCACCTTCGAGCATGCCTGCGGCGAACTCCGTGAGTTTGCCCTTTGCGACTGAGAGGTTGTCGGAGATCGTATCGAATGCGTTTGAGGTTCGATCCATCACGCCTGGCATGCTGCCGAGTTGGCCTTGCGCGGTTTCGAGTTCTCCTGAGAAATTGCTGAGCAATGGTAGCAACTCGCCGCCGGACTTGCCGAAGATTTGCATCGCGGTCGCCGCGCGGGAGGTTGGATCTTGGATGCCGTCAATCTTCTGCGCGAAAATCTGCATTTGCTCGGTCGGGGTCTTCCCTTCGAGGTCAGCCATGGAGATGCCGAGACTTCCCATCAACTCTGCCTGTTTGCTCGAGCTGTCGCTCGCGGCGTCCATGAACTTTTGCAGCTTGTTGACCGCCGTGCCTACCTTGTCGGCTCCGACGCCGCTGTTGTCGAAGGCGCGTTGGAGGACCAGCAGGTTGCCTGCGGTCTCGCCGGTGCGGGCGCTCAGGTCATTAAGCTCACCACCCAGGTCGAGCGCTTCGCCGAAATTGTCGACTACTGCGCGAGCGGCGTCGGCTGCAAGCTCGAGCACCTTCATCCCTGCGGCGAATGCCGCGCCTGCCACACCTGCGGCGATGCCGATCTTGCCGAGACCGATGCCACCTTTTTCGCCTGCATCCTCGGCCTTGTTGCCCATGGTCTTCGCCTCGTCGCCCAGCTTGTCGATCTTGGGCGCGGTATCAGCCGCTTCACCACCCATGCCCTTGAGGCGCTTCTCAAGCGACTCGACCTGCCCGATGCGCTTCATCGTGGATTCAAGTTCCGACATCGAAAGGTCGCCGGACTTCACCTTGGTTTGAAGTTGCCCGAGTTCGGTCTGCACCGACTTGAGCGTCTTCTCAAGACCGACATCCTCGGCTCCGAACTTTACTTTTACATCACTCATACGGCTGATTCGGTTTCGGATTTCGTGGTGGCTGGGATGTTAGAGCCTTTTTTGCTGGCGGCTTGGAAAACTTTCTCAAGCGACTTGATCATCCGCTCGCGGGCGATGTTCATCGCGGTCGTCTCGCTACCGTTATCAAGCAGCTTGCGGATGTATGGTGTCGTATTGGTCATTTCGTAATACGGTTCCTGCTCGTCATTTGAGTGGTCGCGCACATTGAAATTTCCGCCCTTGTGGCGTTTGGCATAAGCTGGAATCCCGCGAGCGCCATCGCCACTGATGCCACCGATCTCACGCGCGCACTCTGCCCAGCCACCTTTGGCATAGCCAATGCGCTTTGAGACTTCGGTGATGTAGCCTTCGAGTTCGCCTGTGCTGATGTAGACTTTGCCGGGTGGCGAGTTGGTTCGACCGCTTTTTCTGTTGATGTGTTGCGTGTGCGCGCTTTTCGCTGATGAAGCACCTGCGATCTTGATGAAATCTGACTCGCTGTGGATCATGCCGATATTGACCATGATCTTAGCGAGTACATCATAGCGGCCTGCGTTCAGCACCTTGACCAAGCGGTCGCGGATTTCTTGCTTTTGTACCGATTTCTCAAAACGCTCGCGCAGGCTTTCTTTGTCCTTGATGACTTTCTTGATATCGA